AATTATATCGAATGTGATTACAATCGGTGGCGGCGGCACAGTTGGTGTGGCGGCCTCAGTCCGGAACAATTTGAAAACAAGAACCTCGCTTAGGCCTGTGTCCATATTACGTGGGTAGGATCACGCAGGGGTCGGCCCATTTGAGCTTCAGATAGGAACGTTTGAATTCCTTTCACAAAATACATCACATACTGAACGTGAACATTCCCACTTTGATCTTAAGGCCAAAAAGTATGCAGGACTAATGATTTTTAGGGATAGCTTGAGAGTATTACCTTATGGTCGAGTAGATAATGATTTCTTCCAGATAGAAGAAAGACGTTCATGGAATGCAGGGCGATATTATTGGTCTAATAGAAGGATTTTTGGTTATATTGGAATTACTCAATCCAGTAATAAAGAGCTGAAAGATAAGTCGGGGAGAGAGGGATTCATAAGAAACCAGGCTGCAAGAGAACTGAAAACTATTATATCTAATTTGTTAACTGAACTTGCTGATAGATTTTTTGGTTCACGTTCTGATGACCGTAAAGAGCTTTTAGAACAAGTTAAGCGTGAAAAAGAGTTAAGAAAATCTGCTCAACAACAAGCTCGAAAATCAACACAAAAAAGTTTTTCATAAGCTTTGAAGAATCAGACACCAGTTCTTGATGCTTCCTTGGAGGCTGTTAAAAGGCTGAAAACTAAGCTTGATAAAACTGATGGTTCGTTAGATTTAAACTATCTTAAAATTATAGACAGTGATCTTACAAACTTAGATGCGTTGCGCAGTGAAATTAAAACGCCTATCAAACCTCCAAAACTTGGAATGTATGAAGAGAAATATAGAGACTACAGAGATAAATTTAATGAGTTCTCTGCGTATATTCTACAAATGAAGTTAGCAATTAATAAACTTGATTCTGAATTAAATAAACTTGAGCCTTCATTGTCAGCGAAAAATCACCTTGAAAAAAATCAAGGTATTATTAATTCTAAACTAACTAAGTTTAATAACACGATAGAGGAGAAGATACATTCTCTTTTAAAAAAATGGGCCGATGAAATAAAGGTTGATCGAAGTGATTATTATGCTAAAACTATATCAGTTGTTGATTCAATAGATAATGATTCACAAATTGAAAATGTGTTTAATTTGCTCGATAGTTTATATGTTGAGTCAGTTGATACCCTAACTTTCAAATATCAATCAATAATAAAAGGTCTCGATAGATTATTTGAAGGTATAAACTTAGATTCAGCATTCTCATTATCTGAAGAAGAACGCTCATATTTTGAAGAAAAAGCTAAAAGTTTAAACGCGCTTGCACAGTTAGGTATTAGTGTTGAGATAATATCTCATGAACTTGAAGAAATGGATTCTATGGTAACCAGAGGACTAAACTCTCTTCCTACTTTTGTAAAAGAACACCCTGGTTTTTCATTGGCGTTAAATGCTCACAGATCGCTTACTCAACAAATACGTTTCTTATCACCTTTGAAAATATCAGGTTATCAATCCAGGCAGAGAATAACTGGAAAAAATATCATGGATTATGTCCTGAAGTTCTTTGGGGAGCGTTTCGAACGGCAACGAATAACTATTGAATTTAGTGAAGAGTTTAAGCAAATCGCAATAACAGATATACCATCAAGGATCTATCCTGTTTTTACTAATATTATCAACAATGCAATGTATTGGGTCAGTCTGTCAAATAATAGGCTCATAAAGATTGGTTTTGTGAATTCTTTGGTTATCATAGCAAATTCTGGTCCGGCAATTGATACCGATGATATCCCGCGACTATTTGAACTATTTTATAGCAAAAGAGCAAATGGACATGGGGTAGGTCTGTATCTATGTCGAGAAAACCTTGCTGTTGCACATCATAAAATATGGTATTCAGAACCTGATGAAGGCGATAACTATTTAATAAAAGATGGCGCTAATTTTGTGATCCAGTTCAATGGAGTGGAGTTCTAATATGACAGTGGCAAATTATAATTCTCTTGTCCAGAAAACTTTCTGCGAAAATGCAATTCGTTCCGTTGTCATGATTGATGACGATTTTCTGACGTATTCTGAATCAATCAGGGCGTTGAATAACGAAGTTGATTTAGACTACAACAAAATTGACTCATCTAAACGAGCCGCTACTCTTGAGAGCTTTTTTCAATCTAAAAATATGATTTGTGATGTTGACAATGGTTCTGTTAATTTCGATGTGGATCGGATTAGAAAATCAGATCTTATTATTGTAGATTATCATCTTGATAATAATGCACCTGATAAAACACTTAAACTATTACAAGATTTGAAAGACTCCGATCATTTAAATATGATTGTAATATATACTAGAGAGAATTTAGAAACGGTTTGGATGCAGATATCATCGACTCTCAAAGGTGCTCTGGATATCAACAGCTTGATCATTGACTACGATAATGAAGATGTCCAAAGTTATTGGGAAGACGTTGTATTACCGAACTTAAATGATAATGGTAATAAAGCTCTCACAAGAGATGAAACAATAGCCTATATTAAAGACAGTAAGCCTTGTAGAAGAATTAAAAGATTAATACATGATGATGCTGTGTTGGAGGATCAAAAGGATAAAAACTTCATTGCAAAAATGATTGCAGAATATGCTGTGTCTAGAAATGCAATTATTTCTAGCAACACATCTGGCAATGTCATTCGGGGTGATGAAAGCGGAGTAAAATGGATTCAATGTGGTAATATCTTTGTCTCCCTATTTCATAAGGTTCAAGATGATCATGAAAACGATGGAGATAGGATTTGGCAAACTCTCAATGATTCTCTCATTGAATGGAAACCATCTTATTATCAGTTAATAAAATCTGAAATTCAGAATGCAATCGAAGCTGAGGCTTTATCTTTTGTAAATCATTTGGCTAACGATCATTACGGTCAAGCTGCGTGGTTAAATGAGATATTAAAATCAGACTCGCCTGATATTAGATGTAGAAATATTGACTTTGTATTTGGTAATTTATCAGAAGAGCTTTATCAAAGACTTAAAAATAATAATACGCTGGATGAATTTATCAAAAGTGTTTTTGATAGCTATTCAAATGAATACGCTAACAGCGGAGTTGCTGCATTGCTCCAATATTGCTCTTCAAAAATGGATCTGCCATCAAATAATGATACTTATCACGAAATGTATCATGCTTTAAATATGAATTTGTCTTCAAAGAATTTTGAAGATGGTCATATTTCTACTGGCACTATTTTCTTTGATACAGAGTCGAACAAATGGTATTTATGTGTATCTGCGGCATGTGATTTGGTTCCTACTCAGGGTAACGACCCTCACCATGTAAGATTAAGTCCGCACAGGCTCATTAAAGTTCTGGAGCTTTTTAACGCCAGTCAGAGTAAAGCATTGCCATTTGCTGAACATTCGAAATATATATATGTAATGCATAAAAATCAAAGAAAATATCTCTCTATTTTCGAAGGGGATAAAACGCTTCCTGTTGTTGATTATATGGTGGTGTTGAATCATGGAACAACAGTTGATGGCGAAGAAAAAAATATTATTTCTGCCGTGTTTTTAAGTAATATGGATGGCAACGTGCAAAATGTTCCTGTCCGACTCAAACTTAAATCTCAACTGAGAACTGGTTATGCAGAAAGATATCAGGCTATAGCGTCTCAGTATAGCTCAAGGATTGGTGTGGATTATGTATCAATGATGCTACCATAATTATTATATTTTAGGCGTGGTGATTTTTTTTCGCCATGCCTATTTTATATTTATCATCACAATGATGTTGTTTATTTTTGTTTAAGTCTTCTAAGCTTCATGCATTCTAATGAGAATAATAATAGAGTTGTGCTGTATATAAAGCCAGAGTTAGTTAATAACTTTAAATTTAATGCTTCAGGATTTTCACTGAGAAAGTGAAAGGCATAAACTAAGTATACAGCTAAAGTAGCCGTTCCAATTGTTGGTCCAATATCGCCTTGATCATGAGGTTCAAGGTTTACATTGAACTTGAAGATTAGCCATTCAAATCCCCAAGTAAAAAAAACAACTAATATCATGGCTGCGAATAATTTCGCGATGTTATCTGCTGATGGATTCATCAGAACAGATTGTTTCTGAAAAAATTCACAAAGTGAGAGTCCGAAAAAAATAAAAAAAAGTGGTCTGGAACTAAATTTTTCAAAAACTTTGAATAGGGTTTCCATTTTCTTTACCTTCAGGATTATATTAGCTATTCTGATACTTAGGCTACCAGAGCATTTGATCTTTGAGCTTGAACGTAATCACTCCACCATTGCATCAAACTCTGTCGCTCTATCAGATATTCTGCACGATTGTATGCTGCGATAATTTCATCTTTTTTCGAGTGGGCAAGCGCTGCCTCAAGAACTTCAGCTCTGAATTTACCAGACTCCTCTGCCGCTGTTCGTGCAATAGAACGCATACCGTGAGCTACAAGCTCGCCTCCGAACCCCATTCGGATGATAGCTGCGTTGGCTGTTTGTTCATGCATATGATTAAGAGGCGCTTTTATGCTGGGGAAAACCCATTCTCTATGCCCACTTATTGATTTCATTAATTCAAGGATGCGCAAAGCTTCTTTACTCAAAGGAACTTTGTGAAGCTTTTTCATTTTCATGAAATCAGCAGGAATGTTCCAAATGCTGTTGGTTGTATCAATATCAGACCACCTTGCGCGAACGGCTTCACCCGGACGAACCCATGTCAACAATTGCCATTCAATTAGCATACGTGTTTCCAACCGGATTGACGCATTCGTCAAAGATTCCATAAACCTTGGCAATTCGCTTGGGGGAAGGGCAGGCATATTTTGCTTTTTTGGTTTACTGAATCTTTGACCAAGGTTGTCAGCCGGGTTGAACTCAATAAGTTCTTCAGTAGCTGCCCACCGGAAGATTTCATTCAGACGTGAAATGATACGGCGTAGAGTTTCCAATACGCCTCGTTGCTCAATAGGATCAAGGTGTTGTTTTAAGAGCTTAGGTCGGATCTCATTGATAGGGACATTACCCAGACCGGGAAAGACATTTCTCTCTAAGCTGCGCCAGATGTCTGCTGCATGGTCTTGTGAGATACCTGATGTCTTTACCTTCTCATCTAACCATTTCCGCGCTACGGCTTGGAGAGTGTGCTCAGTAGCACTCTTTAATGCCTTCGCCTTATCGTTGTTATGGATTTGGGGATCAACACCATTTGCCAGAAAGGAGAGATATTCATCACGTAAGGCTCTGGCTCTTGCAAGGGTAAGGTGAGGATATGTCCCAAGGCTCATTTTGGTTCTTTTCTTGCTCACTGGTACTGCATACCTGAAATACCAATTTTTCTTGCCTCCTTTCGCCAAAGGAGCGATTCGTAGAATCAGACCATCACCGTCAAACAAGTTGATTTCTTTATCGGCTGGCTTGGTGCTTTTGATTTCAGTGTCAGTGAGCTTCTTAGCGATTTTTGCCATTTTGGGACCCTCGGTTTTTGGACCCTTCTTAGTGGGTCCCATTCAGGGTGCCATAACTCGTAGTTCTCAGCAATTCTCACTGGACGACAATAGACGTAAAAAAGCCCGCAGAGCTTGTGCTGTGTGGGCTTAGTAGACTTCATTGAACTTCAAACAACTAAAAAGTGGTGGGCTGGCGGGAGTTGAACCCGCGTCCGAAATTCCTACATACCATTTTTACTATAATGAAAACAGTATGTTCTATTTGAAAACAATGACTTGGTGTTTTTTGGTGTTTGTCCGTTATACGCGTTTTTATTGCGCTGCCGCCAAAATGTCGCCAAAATACATATAGCGCTTACCATTTAAAATAAGCAAAGGAGCATCGGGATCATCTGTTTGTGTTTTGCGAAAACCAGCATTCATCTCATCAAGTTCGGTAGGTCTTCCCCATACAGAGAACAACTTTTTAGTTTTGGTAAATACATGTGTCCCAACCATCGTAAATTGGTTTGCTGCGTCAACGATTCCAATAGATATGTCCTCTAGTGCTGCAAGGATCTTATACATTTCATCAAAAGAAGATATGGACGTTGTTAGCTTTGAATTGTTATATACTATTGAAAATGATTTTTGATAAGTAGGATATATTATTTCAAGATGGTTACAGGTTTTTATTATTTCCATTTCTAACTGATACCAATATTTTAGCAAAACACTCAGGTCTTCTGATTTTCCATGCGCGATAGAATTTCTATTTTTTTGTAGTTCATTAAGGATACTGTTTATCTTAACCCAAGACTTTAGAATCAATGCAGTATGAGTTTTATCTGCCTCATATTCTGCCCCGCTAAGAGGACTGCAATTCGGATACAGTTTTTTGTACAGTGATAGGGGATAGGTGATTTTGAATGTTTTTGAATCCTCAGCCATTTTCCCATTACTTTGGATAATTTTTGCTTTTAGCTGTGTTTCTGGTAAAGATTTAAGGTAATCAGTTTGAAATTTAACATGAGCATAATATCCATCAGTTTTGTTTTTCTTTTCAGATTCAGTGATTTGTTTTTCGGTCTGGATTGTGCGGTGGAGGTTGTTTACTATAGAAGCAAAAGGAACTGCTGATGCTAGTACTAGTAGCGGTAATTTTGAAATTTCTAAAAATCGGCTATAGCCATGGCTTGTCAGGCTAAAAGAATGCCATTTATCTATCCAAATTAAAGCCCCTAAAAATAGGCAGGTAGCCAAAGGTAAACCAATAGAAAACCAAAATGCAGGTTGTTCTAAGAGGCTTTTATGATTGATCCGGTAATACCGTTTTTTTATAAAAATAAAACCTAAAAAAAACAGTGATGATAAGTATATGAGACTAATTATTTCTTTTTCCATTTTAAATTTCCAGCATGGCTAACGGATTCTTAGTTACAGCATCTTCAAGATGTTCTGGTGCGAAATGGGCATAGACCATTGTCATTTTTATATCTGAGTGCCCTAAAATATCTCTCAATACAAGAATATTTCCGCCATTCATCATAAAGTGACTAGCGAATGTATGGCGCAATACATGCGTGCACTGGCCCTCTGGCAAGTCAATACCTGCTCTTTTTACTGCACGCTCAAAAGATTTTCTGCATGGCGTGAATAACTTCCCTCTGTTTTTGGGGAGTTCGTGATACAGATCTTGAGATATTGGTACGGTTCTGTTTTTCTTGCCCTTTGTCTTTGTATAAGTAATTCGGTATTTCGATATTTGGTGGCCCTGCAGGTTTTCGGCTTCACTCCACCGTGCGCCGGTAGCTAAGCATATTTTTGCAATCATTAGTAGGCTCGGGCTTTGAGATTCAGCACATGCAGTCAACAGGCGCTTGATTTCGTCCACGGAAAGAAAAGCCAGCTCACCTTCGGTAATTTTGAAGGTCGGAAGTCCTGCCAGCGGGTTTGGTGCTGACCAGTGTCCTAGTTTTTTTAATGTACCGAACACCGATGATAGATTGCGCTGTTCAAGATTTACCGTGCGGGGCTTAACGGGCGACATAAGCGTGCCATCTTCATTTCGTACTTCACCTTTTAACCGTGCTTCGCGGTATTTCGTAAAGTTACCGGCTGTCAGTTCTGAGGCGATGGGATCGCCTAGACCATTACAGATAATTCTAAGTTTCGCCATGAGGCGCTTGGGGTCTGCGAGTGTTTGACCATACAGGGAATACCACTGATCAATTAATTCTGATAGGTGTCGCCGATCTTCCTTTTCCCCCAGCCATGGTTTTTTGTTCACTTCTTCCATTGTGAAGCTTTCAAAAGCAATGGCTTCGCCTTTCGTAGCAAATTGCTTACGCACGCGCTTGCCATTGCGTCCATTGGGATAGCACTCGCACAACCATTTACCGTTTGGCTGTTTTCTGACAGTCATGTTTAGATACTCTTTATTACTTTGACTGCACGCCCAATAACTTCCACATCATCAGTAGAGCACTCGAAAGACGCTTCATCTTGATTTACTACAATCTTATTGCCGGGAATCCGCATGATTTTTGCAACAATAATCATTCCATCAATATTGATAAGCCAGAATCCATTGCTGACCTGTTCAATTGATTTATCGATGAGATAACAATCAGTAGGGGTTTCTAAGAACATCGATTCTTCATAATCTGCAGGTAATATGCTGTGGTCTAGGAAAATCTCTTCATCAATACTGAGTTGTCCATTCTCCAAGGTTCCTTTAGGAATAGCTGGAGTTATGAGTTTGGATAACGGTTTAATTGCTTGTTTGTTCTCATTATGAGATCTTTTCTCAGGCTCAGCTCCTCCTTTCATGCTTCCCTGTCCTGTAGCTAACCAAAGCAACGAAACACCGGTTTCTAGTGCGCACTGAATTATCCAGTCAGCAGGAAAGCTGTCACGTAACACTCTGTTTGCCATAGTGCTTTTTGAGACATTCAGGTGCTCGCTTAATGCCTGCTTAGTTGTGAATCCATAAGCCTCAAGCAGCCTTTCAATAGCTGCCTTTCCTCCCGTATCGGAACCCATTCTGATGTTTAACATTGGTAATCTCCATTTGACAATCTTGAATCAAGATCGTAATGTCTTCATGTCTCTTGATGTGAGAGTTTAAGAGACGGGCTAAAACGAACTAACACGCACACAAAGTAAGAGATACTGCACTATGAGTACTGATATTTCAATTCGTGTACCAAAAGAGATGGCAACGCCTGCTGAGTTCGCGGAATGGGAAGGTATCTCCCGCGGCTCCGTGTATCAAAAAATTCACCATGGTCAGCTTGCTAAATACATGGTCAAGAAAGAAAAAAACAAAGGCCGCGTAAGCCTGCGTTATCTGATGTACAAAACTGATCAGGTCCGTGAATCCCTCGGTCATTCCAACTTCCGCGTCATTGTTGGTAAGTAACTTCAATTATGGGAACTTTCTAAGGGAGCACCATGTTTGATTACAAGATTTCCAAACATCCGCATTTTGATGAAGCCTGTAGAGCTTTTGCACTACGTCACAATATGTCCAAGCTGGCAGAACGTGCAGGAATGAATGTCCAGACTTTGCGAAACAAACTCAACCCAGATCAACCGCATCAGCTAAATGCGCCAGAAATCTGGCTGCTTACCGATCTGACTGAAGATTCAACGCTGATAGATGGTTTTCTGGCACAGATTCACTGCCTGCCATGTGTACCGATTAATGAGGTAGCAAAAGAGAAACTGCCGCATTACGTCATGAGTGCAACCGCAGAGATCGGGCGTGTTGCTGCAGGTGCGGTATCTGGCGATGTAAAAACCAGTGCAGGTCGTCGTGATGCTATCAGCAGCATTAACTCTGTAACACGACTGATGGCGCTGGCTGCTGTTTCATTGCAGGCCCGTTTACAGGCTAACCCGGCGATGGCGAGTGCAGTTGATACCATGACTGGCCTTGGTGCTTCATTCGGTTTGCTGTGAGGTGCTTATGCTTACGAAAGAACCATCATTTGCATCGCTGCTGGTTAAACAAAGCCCGGCAATGCACTACGGTCACGGCTGGATCATGGGTGAGGATAGTAAACGCTGGCATCCGTGCCGTTCACAAGATGAATTGCTGGCAGAACTATCAACGAAAAAACGGGGGAACAAATGGCTATTGAAGGCGCTGCGGCGACTGTTCCATTAAGCCCCGGTGAACGCCTGAATGGACTTAATCACATTGCGGAGTTAAGGGCGAAAGTATTTGGCCTGAATATTGAGTCAGAGCTTGAGCGGTTTATTAAAGATATGCGTGATCCACGGGATATCAATAATGAACAAAATAAACGGGCACTGGCTGCCATATTCTTTATGGCAAAAATTCCAGCTGAACGTCATAGCATCAGCATTAATGAGCTGACCACTGACGAAAAGCGGGAGCTGATTAAAGCAATGAATCATTTTCGTGCAGTGGTGAGCTTATTTCCCAGACGGCTAACCATGCCGAATTAACCAACTAATGAAATTAATGGCGTAAACCCGCCGGGCATCCCTTTATCTAAATTCAGGAGAATTGATTATGCGTAATATTGAAACCCTCACGACTAAAACCGGACCGGATGATGCAGGGCTTAATATTTTACTGACAGAGGCTCGTCTGGAAGAACGCCGGGCAAGGGCTGAAGCAATGGCAGTTCGCCTTGATAGCCTGGCGTGTCATATCACATCCCGCCAACTAAACCACGTCGAAGCGGCAGAACTGCTGCGTGTGACTGCTGAAGCAATCCAGAACGAAGCGCAGGAGATCCACTGATGGCTGATGCAATGGATCTCGTACAGCAGCGAGTTGAAGAAGAACGCCAACGTCATATCCGTGCTGCCCGTGCCAAAACGCCGGGCGTGTCCCGCGTGCTTTGCGTTGAGTGTGAAGCGCCAATTCCGCCAGCACGCCGCCGTGCCATTCCGGGTGTGCAGCTTTGCATTACCTGTCAGGAAATCGCAGAACTGAAAGGCAAACATTACAACGGAGGTGCTGTATGAGCACCATCCTGAAATGGGCGGGAAATAAAACCGCCATTATGTCCGAACTGAAAAAACACCTTCCTGCTGGCCCGCGACTGGTTGAACCTTTCGCGGGTTCCTGTGCTGTGATGATGGAGACGGATTACCCCAGCTATCTGGTTGCGGATATTAATCCTGATTTAATCAACCTCTATAAAAAGGTTGCCGCTGATTGTGAATCGTTTATATCTCGCGCCAGAGTTTTATTTGAGATCGCAAACAGGGAGGTGGCTTATTACAACATAAGGCAGGAGTTTAATTACTCCACTGAAATTACTGATTTCATGAAAGCGGTATATTTCCTGTATCTCAATCGTCACGGTTACCGTGGTTTATGTCGCTATAACAAGAGCGGGCATTTCAACATTCCCTACGGTAATTATAAAAATCCGTATTTCCCTGAAAAAGAAATTCGCGCATTTGCAGAAAAAGCCCAGCGGGCAACGTTTATCTGCGCCAGCTTTGATGAAACGCTGGCGATGTTGAAGGCGGGGGATGTGGTGTATTGCGATCCGCCGTATGACGGTACGTTTTCCGGCTATCACACTGATGGTTTCACTGAAGATGACCAGTATCACCTGGCATCCGTTCTTGAACATCGAGCATCTGAAGGACATCCGGTCATTGTTTCTAACAGTGACACGTCTTTGACCCGGTCTCTTTATCGTAATTTCACTCACCACTACATCAGGGCGAAACGCAGCATCGGCGTTGCAGCGGGGGAGGGAAAATTTGCAACAGAGATGATTGCCACTAAATCTGCTAATTGGTTTAGTGCCGATTTTAGTAGGGTACGTGACTCTACTGTTATTTTCGGGGTGCAAGTGTGAAAGAAATGCACCACGGAATTCATCATTTCCATGGGACGCCGGTCTGGGGAAGTGCTGGCGACGTTCATCGTATTGCGGTGAGCGGAGCTGGCGCTTTCGTCTCCTATGTACGACCAGATCAGATTGCGGCGTCCATTCAGCACGCTCAGGTCGTCGGCATTGATAACGGCGCATTTTCTGCATGGGTGCGTGGGCTAAAAATTAACTGGAGTGATTTTTATAAATGGCTCCTGAACTATTACCACCATCCTAAGGTCGCTTTTTTTGTCATTCCTGATGTTGTGGATGGCGGTGAACGTGACAATGATGCCCTGATAAACGAAGTTCCGAAAATGTTCTACGGGAAGGCAACTCCCGTCTGGCATCTGCACGAGTCAATCGATCGGCTTATCGAGCTATGTCGTGAATGGCCTCGTGTCTGCTTTGGATCGTCTGGTGAATATGCGGCTATCAGAACTGCGCACTGGCATCGTCGTATGCAGGACGCTTTTGAAGCAATTTATTGCCGACACAATTTCAAAACAGCTGTTCATGGTTTGCGCATGCTTGACGGTCGTGTGTTGGGAAATTACCCACTGGCGACTGCCGACAGTACAAATCTTGCCTGCAATGTCCCCAAATTTAATAGCAAATATCCTGAGCTTACGCGGGCTATTCAGGAGGCTGAGTATTCGCGCAATCTGACGGAAAAGGAGCTGCAAGCTGTCATTCTGAAAAACCGTTGCGCAATTTTAAAAGGTGCAATTGAAGCTGTTCGCCCACCTTCAGTTTCTGATTGGCTGTCGAATGGTTTGCAGCCTTCACAGCTCGAACTGGAGATTGCGTAATGAACTACAGCTATTCCTGGAATGCTGAGAAAAAAGCAATCAATCCTTACGTAGGGACAGAAGAGCAATCTGCAGTTTCTGCGCTTTCAAACCTGATCGCTCTGTACGCTGCCGATAACGAGCAGGAACACCTGCGCCGCGAGGTACTGAGTGATCAGGTCTGGGAGCGTTATTTCTTTAATGAATCCCGTGATCCTGTCCAGCGCGAAATGGAGCAGGATAAGCTCATTAGTCGGGCAAAGCTGGCGCATGAGCAGCAGCGTTTTAATCCAGATATGGTCATTCTGGCGGACGTCAATGCCCAGCCTTCCCATATCAGCAAGCCGCTGATGCAACGTATTGAATACTTCAGCAGCCTGGGCAGGCCAAAGGCTTATTCCCGCTATTTGCGTGAGACGATTAAGCCATGTCTGGAACGACTGGAGCATGTACGCGACAGTCAGCTATCCGCTTCTTTTCGCTTTATGGCAAGCCATGAAGGGCTGGATGGCCTGCTTATCCTGCCTGAAACGAGTCAGGATCAGGTGAAGCGCCTGTCTACCCTTGTCGCTGCGCATATGAGCATGTGCCTTGATGCAGCTTGTGGTGATTTGTATGCCACCGATGACGTTAAGCCAGAAGAAATCCGCAAGACATGGGAAAAGGTGGCAGCGGAAACCCTGCGTCTGGATGTTATCCCGCCTGCGTTTGAGCAACTCCGTCGGAAAAGAAACCGCCGTAAACCCGTGCCCTATGAACTCATTCCGGGTTCGCTGGCGCGTATGTTGTGCGCCGACTGGTGGTACCGGAAATTATGGAAGATGCGTTGCGAATGGCGGGAAGAGCAGTTGCGCGCTGTCTGCCTGGTCAGCAAAAAAGCATCTCCTTATGTCAGCTATGAAGCCGTGATGCATAAACGTGAGCAGCGCCGTAAGTCGCTGGAGTTTTTCCGTTCTCATGAACTGGTGAACGAAGACGGCGACACGCTGGACATGGAGGATGTGGTAAACGCCAGCAGCAGCAACCCTGCGCATCGCCGCAATGAGATGATGGCCTGTGTTAAAGGTCTGGAGCTTATCGCGGAAATGCGCGGTGACTGCGCCGTTTTCTACACCATCACCTGTCCGTCACGTTTCCATTCCACGCTAAATAACGGCAGGCCCAACCCAACCTGGACAAATGCGACGGTAAGACAAAGTAGTGATTACCTGGTCGGCATGTTTGCTGCATTTCGTAAGGCGATGCACAAAGCCGGATTGCGCTGGTATGGCGTGCGGGTGGCTGAGCCGCATCATGACGGTACAGTTCACTGGCACCTGTTGTGTTTTATGCGCAAAAAAGACCGCCGCGCCATCACTGCATTACTGCGTAAGTTTGCCATCCGTGAAGACCGCGAGGAGCTGGGCAATAACACTGGGCCGCGCTTTAAGTCTGAGTTGATTAACCCGCGCAAAGGTACGCCAACAAGCTACATCGCGAAATACATCAGTAAGAACATTGACGGGCGTGGTCTGGCTGGCGAGATCAGCAAGGAAACGGGGAAATCCCTGCGTGATAATGCTGAATACGTTAATGCCTGGGCGTCTCTGCATCGTGTTCAGCAATTCCGCTTCTTTGGCATTCCGGGGCGTCAGGCTTACCGTGAACTGCGATTGCTGGCTGGTCAGGCGGCAAGGCAACAGGGGGACAAAAAAGCAGGTGCGCCGGTACTGGATAACCCGCGCCTTGATGCAATCCTGGCTGCTGCTGATGCTGGTTGTTTTGCCACCTACATCATGAAGCAGGGCGGCGTACTGGTTCCCCGCAAATATCACCTGATCAGAACCGCTTATGAAATCAACGAAGAGCCGACCGCCTATGGCGATCACGGCATTCGTATTTATGGCATCTGGTCACCCATTGCAGAGGGCAAGATCTGCACTCATGCAGTGAAGTGGAAAATGGTTCGTAAGGCCGTTGACGTTCAGGAGGCGGCAGCCGACCAGGGCGCTTGCGCCCCTTGGACTCGTGGCAATAACTATCCCCTTGGACTCGTGGCAATAACTGTCCCCTTGCTGAAAATTTGAACCAACAGGAGAAAGATAAATCAGCTGATGAGGGCCCCAGAACGGACTTTACCCGCATGGATGACAAGGAGTTGCACGATTACCTGCACAGTATGAACAAAAAGGGGCGCCGGGAACTGGCTGCAAGGTTACGTCTGGTGAAACCGAAACGGCGTAGAGACTACAAACAGCGAATTACAGACCATCAACGACAGCAGCTCGTCTATGAACTGAAATCCAGAGGATTTGATGGCAGCGAGAAAGAGGTCGATTTACTCCTTCGCGGCGGCAGTATTCCGTCAGGAGCAGGCCTGCGTATCTTCTATCGGAACCAGCGTTTGCAGGAAGATGATAAGTGGCGGAACCTGTATTAATTACGCTGGTTAACAATTCGTGCTCTTAATAATACCAGGCATATCAGGCTGATAAGCGTAAAAAAAACGTTTTACATCAGTAAGATTATTATATACTGTAAATATAAACAGTGGTTATACATACAGCATTGCGTGTGGTGTCATAGGAGGAAAGATGCAGGACTATTTTTTGGAGTCTTTGAAGCTCCAGCGCATTGATTTTTTTCTTAAGCTTGTAGCGGCTAGTGAGTGTAGTGATGAAGAGAAGGGGCTGGCTCTGCAGTGGGTTTCTGAATTGACTGATGAACTCATGGCAAAAATCAGAAGCCACGAATACAACCGCTCAATGGATGTCATCAGCTGAGGTGACTTTTATGCGCATTGAAATAATGATCGATAAAGAGCAGAAGATTAGCCAGTCTACCCTGGACGCCCTTGAATCCGAGCTTTACCGCAATCTGCGCCCCCTGTATCCCAAAACGGTAATCCGTATCCGTAAAGGTAGCTCTAACGGTGTGGAACTGACCGGACTGCAACTGGACGAAGAAAGAAAACAAGTGATGAAAATTATGCAGAAGGTGTGGGAAGACGACAGCTGGCTGCATTGATTTTGTCAATAGACGCTTGTTTTTACTAATCAAAAAGGGTTACATATGAGTGAGAGGCGATGTCAATCAGATATCGCCTTGTTTTTTGTCAAGAAAAGAATAATAGGCTAAAAATGAAAATTAATAATGTAGCGTTACCAATATCTCTTGCTGTAATCCTAACTGGTTGCGTGCCACATGCTTCTAACCGAAATATCACTGCTATTGAAGTGGTGAAGCCTGCTATTGGGCAAAGTGCTACCGCCTACATGGGCGATCCCATTATCACATCTGCTACTGGATTTAAAACGGACGTACTAGAACTTGGTGCGGCTAATGGTGCATTGTCTTCTATCGCTGCTGGTACATATTGCAGTGAGGGGAATGGAATTTACCGCAATTATCATAACCCTCAAGCTGTTGCGTTAAAAAATCTCTATGGGCAAATCGGTAACTATGTTGATTATGTTAGTTACGATGCTGCAAAAAATGAGATATCACCGCCAAATGGTACTTCTTATACTGCATCAGAAATTTCTATCAAACGTGTTCCTGATGGGCTGTGTCGAGTTAGTAACTCATTGGTTAAGACTATCGAATACAATGGAAATGCAGGCGGTGTAATGAAGTTCACCTATCGTGAATTTGCAAACGATATGGCTCGTGCAGCATTTACAACAGATTTTTCTGTAGATTCTAAGGGAAGTGACGTTATCGCTTACAAAGGTGCCAAGTTCAAAGTGAACAAGGCTGATAACTCGTCTATTTCTTATACAATTATTTCTGGCTTTGACAAGGCTGTCACGTTCTAGGTTTCACGCTTACTGAGTATGTTACGATTTTGCACATTCTGCATAAGCGCGCATGTCTATGCTGCATGAGATCGCATGATCGTTTGAGGATCTTTTGTGTTAAGGCCCGCCAGTTCTGGCGGGCTTTTGCGTAGATCATGCAGGTGCATGAAAACCACTACATAAAGCGGGCAGGCGTGGCGGGGATACGAGCGCGCGCTGGAGGGATAAATGGAATTGAAAATGTACCTTCTTAGAGATAACCTTCGCTAAAACTTTATTACTAAGGAGTGATAATGAGTACCTGGAACCAAGCCTATTCTGCAAGAGAAGATTTGAAATCGTATGGTGATAATGGACTGGCTTTGTTTGCGTTAGCATTACATTTTAGAATTGATGACATTGATAGTGTCGCAGCAGAGTCCATTACCGATGGACATAACGATAAGAAATGTGACCTTGTGTATATTAATGAAGAAGAAGAATTTGCTGTACTTGCTCAATGCTATTTCTCAAGCAAAGATAGACAGGAAGCTCCAGCAAATAAAGCGAGTGATCTTAATATTGCTTTAGCATGGCTTCTGCAAAGAGATTTGCATGATGTACCCGATAGAATAAAATCTTCTGCTCAACAGATACGGACATCAATCAAACAAGGGAAAATTAAAACTCTGTACGTTTGGTATGTTCATAACTTACCATCTTCAACAAATGTGGCTCAAGAGCTAATTACGGTTCAGCAGACAGCAACAACTATTTTAAAACATGATTTTGAAGATGCTAAAATACAAGTGCATGCAATGGAAGTAGGCACTGAAAAGTTGACGGAATGGTATAGTGAATCACTATCACCAATACTGGTTGATGAGATTTTTAATATTAAAGTCAGTGATGGTGGCTACGAAATAAAAGGAGATAATTGGAATGCATTCTGTACTACCATTCAGGGAAGAGATTTAGCTAGAGCGTACAAAAAGCATAAATTAAAAATATTTTCAGCAAATGTTAGAGACTACCTTGGATCAAGGTCATCTGATTCAAATATCAATAATGGTATCCGTAACAGTGCGGAAAATTCAGCATCAGAATTTTGGGCATACAATAATGGCGTAACTGTTTTGGTTCATGAATATAAATTCAATGAAGCATCAAAGAATCTTAAAATCAGAGGGATGTCAATAGTTAATGGAGCACAGACAACAGGTGCTTTAGGAACGCTGCCACGATTACCTCCAGAATCAGTTAAAGTCCAAGCTAGATTTATAAAAGTCAAAGATGCGGATGCTGATCTAATTCAGAATATAATTCAGTATAATAACAGTCAGAATAAAGTTGAAGCATCTGATTTCAGAAGCACAGACAAAATTCAAAAACGACTTAAAAATGAATTTGCTTCTATTCCTGATGCTGAATATGATGGAGGAAGACGAGGAGGTGCTGAAAGTGTCATTCGTCGAAAAACTAATCTACTGCCTTCTTATACTGTTGGTCAAGCTTTGATGAGTTTCCATGGAGAGCCGACGGTAGCTTATAATCAGCGATCTGCAATTTGGACTAATGACTCTCATTATTCTAAGATTTTTAATGACAGTACAAAAGCTTCACATATTGTTTGTGCGTATTCTCTCATGCGGTGTATTGAGAACAAGAAAATAGCTTTGGCAAAGAAAGATACTCTTTCAAAAAATGATGGCGCTCAATTGGGATATCTCAGGCATCGTGGTTCAATACCTTTATTGTGCTCGGCTATTGCCGAATGTTTGGAAAACTTTTTGGGCCGTCCCGTTCCTAATTTATTTAGAGTTTCGTTTGGAAGTGCGGTCTCTCCTTCTCAGGCTGAAAGTATTTGGGAGCCAATTGTAGATGTGTGTCTGGCTTTAAGTAATCAGTTGCTGCCTGCACTGGTTGAAGGAGGGTTGAAAAGTCCTACAAAAGTTAAAGATTGTATATCAAATTTTTCACAGCTTATTACTGCAACGGCCCAAATGAACCAGCCTGTATATGAGGCATTTGAGAAAAAAATCAAATCCGCATTCTAACTAAAAGAAGGCCTTGTAAGAGGCCTTCTTGATATTTTACTGTTCAGCGAACATATTGTCGTCATAATGAGTATGTCGCAAAACGGATAATTTCATCTTTCAACCATCTATTTAGTTCCTGTAGCCGTTTCTGTAGCGGCATCAATTCGTTACGAACAAAAACGCAACTGGCTTTCTCCACATCCCCAAACCCCCCGACATTACTAGGCATTATCCCCATCATTTGTGGCGGCACGCGGTGCGCAGCCATCATGTCATCACGGCTCACGTTTTTGATATTCAGAAACTCATCCTTCGCTGCGACTTCTGACAACGGGATGATCTGAAGCCCGTCCTTTTTGCCGTTAGGCGAGTACATAAACAGGTTGCGGAAGTTACCTGGGCCTTTGGCGCTTTTCATCGCATTACGGAGGTTGTTCACATCCTCCTGGTTCTGCGCGGCATCGGTCATGTACATGATGAAGCCAGCATGACTACCGTTAATGTAATACTTCCGGCGGAACAGCGTGGCGGACTCGTTGAGCAAAGCGGATGGGATGGCAGAAAGATAGCCGGGCAGGCCGTAGATCTCCTGATTAATATCCGGTTCCATCAGATGAAAAATGCTGCCTTTTGTGAACTGATACGGCTGGGTTGTCATACCGTATTGCACAAACCAGTAGGTATCCAGGTCTAACCCGCGTCGGGTGTATTTCGCCAGGGCAGGTTCAAGGGCGATCACTTCACCGAAGCGGTTCGTGCGTTTCTCCAGGTAGGCGTTACCAAATACCAGATAGTCCTGCACAAAACGTGAAAACGCCTGCTGGCTGAGCAGCGGATGAGGGATGTAGGTGCTGGTCAGTATGTTGCACTTTACGGCAATCGGTGAGCTGTGGTGCACGGCGGCGCGAAAGGTTCGCGCCAGCCCGTCGAAACTCACTGGTGGCTCATACCAGCGGTCCATCTGTACGCATTCCACATAATCCAGCAGTTCTCGGCGGTCCAGAACAGGAACGGGATCGCCGAAGCTGAATGCTTCGGCTGAAGTCTGGTTTTTATGCTGGATCTGTTTCGTCGCCGCAGCGCGGTTTTTCTTACTCTTTCCCATCAAAAAATCTCCACAATATTGCTGGTATTGGCGGACTCGCCCTGCAGCGGTTCGTTAAACAGTGCGTGCATTGTTGCCCAGGCCAGATCGGCATGGCTGGCTTCTTCGCTGCGGCTGGCTTCATAGGTCGGGCGGTTGCCGCTGGCGGTGGTGGCGCGGCGGATTGCCATAAATGACTGCGCTATGTCGGTGTGTCCGGCGTCAAACTCCAGACGGCGGTGGCTGATAATGTCATAGGCCTTGAGTACCAGGGCGTTTTTAACATTGGGGTTGTAGACAAACTCCCGGACGGCAGGAAAGAACGCTTTCACGTTCTCATAAACTCCGTGACCGACACCTGTCGAGTCGATGCCGATATAAGTCACGTTGTACTGTTCGGTCAGTTTTTTGATGGCGTCAGCCTGGGCGCGAAAGTCCATCCCGCGCCACTGGTGACGCTCAAGAATGCGAAACTTGCCGCCCGGCACGGCTGGCGGTGCCACCACCACGCATCCGGCGCTGTCGCCGTTCTGCGTACCTTTGGCCGGGTCATAACCGATCCACACTTCGCGCCAGCCAAACGGGCGCAGTGCCAGTGCATGAAAGTCGGTCCAGACTTCCCAGCTGTCCACCATGCACGCCTGCAGCTCGCTGAGCGGGAACACGGACGCGAGATCGTCCACGAACTCGCACATCAGCAGGTTTTGGTATTCGTCCGGGCTGTACTCCATGCGTAGCTGGTCGAGGTCGAACAGGTTACAGCCGCCGCGCACCGCATCTTCCACGGTGACTATCTGGCGGTATTGCCCGTCAGCGCACAGCAGGCCGGGGGCCAGATTGTTGTGGGACAGGTCGATGTCCACCTTATCGGCTTTGTTGCGTCCACGGTTGAACAGCGCACCGGACCAGAACGGATAAGCACTGTGGGTCAGGCTGGATGGCGTGGAAAAATAGGTTTGTCGCCATTTTTTGTGAATAGCCATACCGGAAGCCACTTTGCGCAGCTCCTGGAATTTCGGTATCCAGAAATATTCATCCAGATACAGGTTGCCGTGGTAACTCTGGGCCGTGCGGGCATTGGTGCCGAGGAAGTAAAGCGTGGCCCCGTTAGGAAGCACCATCGGATCGCCTTTCAGCTCCACCTCCACTTCTTTGGCGAAGTCGATGATGTACTGCTTAAAGACGTGGGCCTGTGCCTTACTGGCGGAAAGGAAAATCTGGTTACGCCCGGTAAGCAGGGCGTCAATCAGGGCTTCACGGGCAAAGTAAAAGGTCGCGCCGATCTGGCGTGACTTCAGCAGGTTGCGGATGCGGTTGGTTTTTCCGGCTTCCCACCAGTGGCGCTGGTAGTTGAACATGGAGGAATGGAAGATTTCTTCCAGCTTCTCAATCTGCTCATCGGTGAAAACATTCTTTTCCGGCTGACGGCGTGGGCCTTTGTTGCGGTTGGCGACGTTAGGGTTTAAGTCGGCTTCGTTGCCGCCATTGTTAAACTTGCCGATCCGCGCGTGGCGCTCCGACTGGCGCGCCAGCAGGTCAATCTCTTTGAAATCTTTCCCTTCTTTGTGCTCCTTCATGATGAGCTGGCAGTAGCGTGCGGTGGTGGTGAGCTGCATCTGATCCAGCGGCCCATAGTCACCCCACTTGTCGCGTTTTTTCCAGCTGTGAACGGTTGCAACTTTCTCGCCCAGCATTTCAGCTATGCGGGCTACGCGGTATCCCTGAAAGTACAGCAGCATGGCCTGCCGACGGGGATCGAGATCTGCGGGTGTCAGTGTGGTGTTCATGGCACAAACCTACAGCCTTGAATGAAGGCTTTCCCCGCCTGCGGTTTGTGTGGTTGTCGGTACAAATACCGCGCATTGTTTCCCTGCCCCCATCACCGCAACCATAAGGCTCCAGTAAGTTTTTTCTAACGGAGCACGGCTCATGACAGTGAAAGCAAAGCGTTTTCGCATCGGGGTGGAAGGTGCCACCACCGACGGACGCGAAATCCAGCGTGAATGGCTGGAACAGATGGCAGCCAGCTACAACCCGGCGGTGTACACCGCGCTGATTAACCTTGAGCACATCAAGTCTTATCTGCCGGACAGCACCTTTAACCGCTACGGCAAGGTGACGGCGCTGTTTGCTGAAGAAATCACGGAAGGTCCGCTGGCGGGCAAGATGGCACTGTATGCCGACGTTGAGCCAACGGAGTCCCTGGTGGAACTGGTGAAAAAAGGCCAGAAATTATTCACCTCTATGGAAGTCAGCACGAAGTTTGCTGATACGGGCAAAGCCTACCTGGTCGGCCTGGCTGCTACAGATGACCCTGCCAGTCTGGGCACTGAAATGCTGACATTCAGCGCCAGTGCAGCCCATAACCCGCTGGCAAACCGCAAGCAGAATCCTGCCAATCTCTTTACCGCTGCAGAGGAAACGGTGATCGAACTGGAAGAAATCCAGGAGGACAAACCGTCCCTGTTTGCCCGTGTCACGGCGCTGTTTACCAAAAAAGAGCAGTCCGATGACGCCCGGTTCTCTGATGTGCATAAGGCCGTGGAGCTGGTCGCTACTGAGCAGCAAAACCTGAGCGCACGCACCGAAAAATCCCTGTCTGAGCAGGAAGAACGTCTGTCTGAGCTGGAGACTGCCCTGCAGGCACAGCAGACCGCCTTTAACGAACTGGTGAATAAGCTGAGTCATGAAGACAGCCGCCAGGACTACCGCCAGCGTGCAACAGGCGGTAACGCCCCCGCTGACACTCTGACCAATTGCTGATGGAGCACAAAACCCGATGAAGAAGAATACCCGCTTTGCTTTTAACGCTTACCTGCAGCAGCTGGCGCGTCTGAACGGTGTGGCAGTTGAAGAACTGTCCAGCAAGTTCACCGTAGAGCCGTCTGTACAGCAGACGCTGGAAGACCAGATTCAGCAATCCGCCGCTTTCCTGACGCTGATTAACGTCACGCCAGTGACTGAGCAGTCTGGTCAGCTGCTGGGGCTGGGTGTTGGCAGCACCATTGCCGGAACCACTGACACCACCGCGAAAGAGCGTGAACCTGTCGATCCGACGCTGATGGTCGATGTGGAATACAAATGCGAGCAGACCAACTTTGACACGGTGCTGACCTACGCGAAGCTGGACCTGTGGGCGAAGTTTCAGGATTTTCAGGTGCGTATCCGTGACGCCATCGTGAAACGTCAGGCACTGGACCGCATCATGATCGGCTTTAACGGCGTGAAGCGTGCGAAAACCTCCAACCGTAGCGAAAACCCGCTGCTGCAGGATGTAAATAAAGGCTGGCTGCAGAAAATCCGTGAGGATGCACCGGATCACGTCATGGGCAGCACCACCACGGGCGGTGAAACCACACCGGGCGCAGTGAAAGTCGGCAAAGGTGGCGAATATGCCAACCTGGACGCCGTGGTGATGGATGCCGTCAATGAGCTTATCGACGTGGTTTACCAGGACGATGACGATCTGGTGGTGATTTGCGGTCGTGAATTGTTGTCTGACAAGTATTTCCCGCTGGTCAACAAAGAGCAGGAGAACAGTGAAAAACTGGCTGCAGATATGATCATCAGCCAGAAACGCATGGGTGGCCTGCAGGCCGTGCGTGCGCCGTTCTTCCCGCCGAATGCGCTGCTGATCACCCGTCTGGATAACCTGTCCATCTACTGGCAGGAAGACACTCGCCGCCGTTCAGTTATCGACAACCCGAAACGTGACCGGATTGAAAACTTTGAATCCGTTAACGAAGCCTATGTGGTTGAGGACTACCGCTGCGCCGCACTGGTGGAAAACATCCAGATTGGCGACTTCAGCGCCGCCGCAGCAGAAACCGGAGCGTAATCCATGAGCCTGAGTCCCGCACGGCAGCATCGCCTGCGCGTTCAGGCTGAACAGGCCGCCCGTGAGGGCGGCAGTGTTCGCCACGCGTCGGGCTATGACCTGATGCTGCTGCAACTGGCGGAAGACCGCCGCCGTCTCAAGGGCGTTCAGTCCACGGTCAAAAAAGCGGAAATCAAGGTGGAGCTGCTGCCGAAATACGTCGCCTGGGCAGAGGGTGTCCTGGCTGCCGGAGGCGCTCAACAGGATGACGTGCTGATGTACGTGATGCTGTGGCGCATTGATGCCGGAGATTATGCCGGGGCGCTGGAGATCGGGCGTCATGCCCTGCGTCATGGCTGGGTGATGCCGCTGGGTAATCGCAATGTGCAGACCGTGCTGGCAGAGGAAATGGCAGACGCGGCGCAGAGCGCAATGCTTGCCGCCACCGGCTTTGATGCCGATCTGTTGCTGCAGACGCTGGAGCTGACAGACGGTCTGGATATGCCGGACCAGTCACGGGCGCGTCTGCATAAAGCGATTGGCGCTGTCCTGAGTGAAAGCAACCCGGCTTCCGCCCTTAATCATCTCAACCATGCGTTACAGCTCGATCCCCGCTGTGGCGTGAAAAAAGACAAACAGCAGCTGGAGCGCAGACTGCGCAATGACAGCCGCTGACAGAACGTGCCCCCGCGCACGGGCGGCACGGGGTGGCGAAAGGCACTGCCACATCAAAACCCCGTCCACCGCCCTCTATTTCAGGAGAAAGCAGCATGAAGTTTGTTGCGCCAGAACAGGCACCGGAACAGGCGGAAATCATCAGAAACACGCCGTTCTGGCCTGATGTGGACCTGTCGGAGTTTCGCAGTGTCATGCGCACTGACGGCACGGTGACGCAGCCGCGTTTAAAGCAGGTTGCGCTGTCGGCAATTTCGGAGGTCAACGCAGAGCTGTATGAGTTTCGCAGACGCCAGCAGATGCTGGGATATTCCTCGCTGGCAGAGGTTCCGGCGGAGCAGCTGGACGGCAAAAGTGAGCGCATTCAGCACTATTTCAACGCGGTTTACTGCTGGGCACGCGCCATGCTCAACGAACGATACCAGGACTATGACGCCACGGCATCCGGTGTGAAGCGGGGCGAGGAACTGGCGGAAGCAAGCGGTGATTTGTGGCGTGACGCCCGCTGGGCCATCAGCCGGGTGCAGGATGCGCCGCACTGCACAGTGGAGCTTATCTGATGAAAGTGCGTGCGCATCAGTATGACACGGTGGACGCGCTTTGCTGGCGTCATTACGGGCGCACGCAGGGTGTCACGGAGCAGGTACTGAAGGCAAATCCGGGGCTTGCCGAATACGGCCCCTTTTTACCTCACGGGCTGCAGGTGGAGCTGCCGGACATTCCGACCACCACCACCGTGCAGACCGTCCAGCTATGGGACTGAATTATGACGCTTGAGCGAATCAGCGCCTTTATCACGTATTGCATCGCCGTCGTGCTGGCCTGGCTGGGCGATTTGTCCATCAAGGATGCCTCAACGCTGGGCGGCCTGATGATTGGTGTGCTGATGCTGGCTATCAACTGGTACTACAAACACAAAGCCTACCAGCTTCTGCGCGACGGGCAGATCTCGCGGGAGGACTATGAATCCATCAATCGTTAAACGCTGCCTTGTCGGGGCCGTGCTGGCTATTGCTGCCACGCTGCCGGGTTTTCAGCAGGTTCACACCTCCGTGGAAGGGCTGAAACTGATTGCCGATTACGAAGGCTGTCGTCTGCAGCCGTATCAGTGCAGCGCGGGTGTCTGGACCGACGGCATTGGTAATACGTCAGGCGTCATTCCCGGCAAAACCATTACGGAGCGACAGGCAGCAGAAGGGCTGATCTCCAACGTGCTGCGTGTGGAGCGGGCGCTGGAAAGGTGTGTGAAGCAACAGCCGCCGCAGAAGGTGTATGACGCTGCGGTGTCGTTTGCCTTCAACGTGGGAACGGGCAATGCCTGCAGTTCCACGCTGGTGAAATTACTCAATCAGCGGCGCTGGGCAGATGCGTGCCGACAGTTGCCGCGCTGGGTTTATGTGAAAGGTGTTTTTAATCAGGGGCTGGATAACCGCCGTGCGCGGGAGATGGCCTGGTGTTTACAGGGAGCAAACTGAAATGAAAAAGAAATTAATCAGCGGACTGTTTCTGATGTTATGGATGGCGCTGTTAATCGCAGCAATGGTGTATCCGCAGGGGATTTTTCCGGTACTGGCAGCGTCCGGTGTCTGGGTAGCCTGTTTGCTGACATGGGCGGTAATTCCGGTAGCACTGGCTGCGTTAATTAAGAACGGCCCGCTCTGGCAGGAGTTGAGGGCATCTTTGCTGAAGAAAATTACCCGAAAAGAAAACGTATTTATCAGCTGGGTGATGCGATTGCTGATTGTCGTCAGTCTCGCCTGGACGGGGTGGGCTATTACCCTGGTCTTTTATCTACTGACCGTTATTGCCTTCTGGATCACCCGTAATCAGATGGCACAACAGGTAGCAGCATGAACCGGTTGCTGCTGGTTGTGCTGGCGTTATTACTGGCGGCGCTGGGCTGGCAGACGTGGCGGCTGGCTGATGCCAGCCAGACCATCAGCACGCAGGCAGACGAGCTGCAGAGCAAAAGCCAGGCACTGGCAAAGAGCAACAGCCAGCTTATCAGCCTGTCCATTCTGACTGAAACCAATAACCGGGAGCAGGCGCGGCTCTATGCCGAAGCTGAACAGACCAGCGCACTGCTGAGACAACGACAACACCGGATTGAGGAACTGAAACGTGAGAACGAGGATTTACGCCGCTGGGCTGATACTCCTTTGCCTGCTGACATTATCCGGCTGCGGGAACGCACCACACTCACCGGAGGTGCAGCTTACCGTCAGTGGTTGTCCGCGAGTGACGCCGTGTCGGTTGGGGCAGGCAGCGCCGCGCACTAACGGTGATCTGAACGTATTGCTGGATGAAACGGAGGCCGCCTGGGCGGTCTGTGCAGACAAAGTGGACATGATTATTGCGTGTCAGGAGCGAAACAGTGAACAAACCACAATCCCTGCGCCACGCCCTCAATAAAGCGGTGCCTTATGTCCGCAATAACCCGGACAAATTGCATCTGTTTGTGGATAACGGTTCGCTGGTTGCCACGGGGGCCAGCTCCATGTCGTGGGAGTACCGTTACACCCTGAACGCGGTGATTGAGGATTTCAGCGGCGACCAGAATCTGCTGATGGCCCCGGTTTTGCTGTGGCTGCGTGATAACCAGCCCGATGCCATCAATAACCCGGCGTTACGGGAAAAGTTATTCACCTTTGAGGTGGATATTCTGCGCAATGATGTCTGTGATATCAGCCTGAACCTGCAACTGACGGAGCGTGTGCTGGTCAGCACTGACGGGAGTGTGTCGAGTGTTGAAGCGGTAGCGGAACCCGATGAACCTGATGAAATGTGGACGGTGAAACGTGGCTGAACTGCAGAAGGTGGACGACTGGCTGAGTGCCTTGCTGGCGAATCTGGAGCCAGCCGCAAGAAGCCGCATGATGCGCCAGCTGGCGCAGGAACTGCGCCGGACACAGCAGCAGAACATCAGGATGCAGCGCAATCCAGATGGCAGCAGTTATGAGCCGCGACGGGTAACAGCACGCAGCAAAAAGGGGCGCATCAAACGTCAGATGTTTACAAAGCTGCGCACCACAAAATACCTGAAAACTGCCGCCAGCGCCGATTCTGCCAGCGTGCAGTTTGAAGGTAAGGTGCAGCGCATTGCCCGCGTTCATCACTACGGCCTGCGTGATCGCATCAGTCGAAGAGGACCGGAGGTCCGTTACGCAGAGCGTCGTCTCCTAGGCGTAAATGATGATGTGGAAACTGTCATTCAGGATGCTTTGCTAAATTGGTTACAGAGATAAATAAAACCACATTTATAAAATTTAGTTTACTTTTTACTGATAAATGGATTCCTATCAATCCATGAGTCCCAGTTTATATAATTGTCATCAAATCCTATGAATTTCATTAGTACAAGTGGCACCAGTAAATTCAAATTTGATGAGTAATCTTGAATTTCAATTTTGCCATCTGAGTTTTTTTCATCAAGATAGGCAATGTATTTACCATTGTGGAACAGCGAGTGACGGAGTTTGCAGTAATGCATAATGTTTCTTTGAGCTAATGTATGTCCTGTTTTTTCGACATTAAAACCATATTCTTTTAAAACCTGAGTAATTATTTGTGGTGTTTTGGCAGGGGAGTAGTCATTTTTAATAAATCTGCAAAGTGCTTCTAGTGCCGAGAATAATAAATAATATCTGACGTCGATATAATTTATTGAGTCGCGGAAAGCTAGCATTGATTTAAAAAATGATGTTCTAAAGGCATCTTGTTTTAGCATGGCTTTACTATTTAGTTTTTCCATGGCTAAGCAAATAAAATTTTCTCGGCTGTTTGGTGCAAAATAATCTTCCATGATGATAATGCCCGCACCCTTATCTCTTTTTTTGTCAAGCTTTTTGGGTAGAGATGGTTTGAAATTGAAAGGGGTTTCATCATTTTCAAGTTCTCCTGAAATGATTACATTTTTTTGTTCAATAAAACTAAGAACTGCTTGTAAATCAAAAATAAGCTGCTGTTGAGTGGCGTAGTTATTCGAGTTTGGTTTGAAAAAACCAGTGAGGATGTACCTATCATTAGCCCAGCCATTTTTTTTTAACTCACTCCATGAACTGAAAATAGGAGTTAACTCACCACCGTCAAATGTGATTTTTTTAGTGAAATTAAATCCATAAATTGCGATTTGTGTCATCTTAAATACCTTAGAAATTGTTTCTCTTTTGTATGGTTCTCCATACATACGCTCTGTATTACATCACTCTACCCGGTTGTGCAAGGATCGCTCTCATGAACGCACAATTAACCGAAATCATGCGCCTTATCACCAACCTGATCCGCACTGGGGTAGTCACCGAAGTGGACCGGGAAAACTGGCTTTGCCGGGTGAAAACGGGCGACCTTGAAACCAACTGGATCAGCTGGCTGACGCTGCGTGCCGGGAATGCCCGCACATGGTGGCGACCATCGGAAGGTGAGCAGGTAGTGCTGCTGAGTCTGGGCGGCAATCTGGAGACTGCCTTTGCGCTGCCCGCTGTCTATTCGAATCAGTTCGCACCACCGTCGAAGTCGGCGGACGCCTGCGTGACAGAACATCCTGACGGTGGCTGGTTTGAATACGAACCCGCCACCGGGCGCTGGTATGTCAGGGGCATCAAATCAATGGTCATTGAGGCCGCTGACAACATCACCATGAAAACCAGTGAGTTTGTACTGGAGGCTGACCGCACGCGTATTAACAGCGAAGTAGTGATCAATGGTGGCGTTACCCAGGGCGGCGGTGCGATGAGTTCTAACGGAATTGTGGTTGATGCACATCAGCATACTGGCGTCCTGAAAGGCGGCGACACAACCGGAGGCCCGGTATGACGCTTTATAGCGGGATGAACAATACCAGCGGTAAAGCCATTACTGATATTGACCATCTGCGCCAGTCGGTGCGGGACATTCTGCTGACACCGCAGGGTAGCCGCATTGCCCGTCGTGAATATGGTTCTCTGCTGTCGGCACTGATAGACCAGCCACAAAATCCAGCATTACGCCTGCAGGTCATGTCGGCAGTGTATGTGGCGCTGAGTCGCTGGGAGCCACGGCTGACGCTGGACTCCATCACCATCAACAGTAATTTTGACGGTTCAATGGTGGTGGAGCTGACCGGGCGGCGTAATAACGGTGTGCCTGTTTCCCTTTCCGTATCAACAGGAGCAGAGAATGGCAGTGATTGACCTTTCGCAGTTGCCTGCGCCGCAGATTGTGGATGTGCCGGACTTTGAGACGCTGCTTGCCGAACGCAAGGCAGAATTTGTGGCGCTTCATCCGAAAGATGAACAGGAAGCTGTGATGCGTACGCTGGAACTGGAATCTGAACCCGTCACTAAATTGTTGCAGGAAAACGCTTACCGTGAGTTGCTTCTGCGACAGCGCATTAACGAAGCCGCACAGGCGGTGATGGTGGCTTATGCCATAGGGGGCGATCTGGACCAGCTCGCCGCCAATTACAACGTGAAACGACTGACGGTGACACCTGCTGATGATGACGCTGTGCCGCCCGTTGCGGCTGTGATGGAAAGTGATGAAGCGTTACGCCTGCGTGTGCCTGCAGCCTTTGAAGGGCTTTCAGTTGCGGGGCCAACTGCCGCTTATGAATTTCATGCCCGAAGCGCCGACGGTCGGGTGGCGGATGCCAGTGCAACCAGTCCGGCACCTGCAGAGGTGGTGCTGACTGTCCTTAGCCGCGAAGGCGACGGAACAGCAGAAAAAGATCTACTGGATGTGGTGGAAAAAGCCCTGAACAGTGAGAACGTCCGCCCGGTGGCTGACCGTCTGACGGTTCGCAGCGCAGAAATCATCCCGTACCGGGTGGATGCCACCATTTTTCTCTATCCGGGACCGGAAGCAGAGCCGGTAATGGCAGCGGCAAAAGCCAGTCTGCAGAAGTATATCGCCAGTCAGACGCGGCTTGGTCGGGATATTCGCCGTAGCGCCATCTTTGCCGCGTTGCATGTTGAAGGTGTGCAGCGTGTGGAACTGGCTTCGCCGCTGGCGGATGTGGTCCTGAACAAAACGCAGGCGGCATCATGTACGCAGTGGAGCGTGACCAACGGGGGAACGGATGAATAGTCTGCTGTCACCGGGTTCAACGCCACTGGAGCGCCGACTGGCGCAGACCTGTCGCGGGATTTCTGAACTGCAGGTGCCACTGCGTGACTTGTGGGATCCGGCAACCTGTCCGGTCAGTTTCCTGCCTTATCTCGCCTGGGCGTTCTCTGTGGATCGCTGGGACGAGGACTGGACGGAAAGCGTCAAACGCCAGGTGGTGAAGGATGCTTTTTATATTCATCAGCACAAAGGAACCACCAGTGCCGTGCGGCGGGTGGTGGAGCCGTTCGGCTTTCTGATCCGCATTATTGAGTGGTGGCAGACCGGAGAAGCACCCGGCACGTTTCGCCTGGATATCGGCGTGCAGGACCAGGGCATCACTGAAGATACCTATCTGGAACTTGAGCGACTGATAAGCGATGCCAAACCATGTAGCCGTCACATGATCGGCATGTCTATCAACCTGCAGACTAGCGGCCCGCATTGGGTGGGGGCAGCCAGTTATCTTGGCGAAGAAATCACGATCTATCCGTATATCAACGAAACAATTATTTCCGGCGGCACCGCGCATGAGGGCGGGGCAGTCCACGTTATTGACACAGTGAGAGTGAATCCATGAGCACAAAATTTTATACCCTGCTGACGGATATTGGCGCGGCGAAACTTGCCAGCGCCGCCGCGCTCGGTGTGCCGCTAAAAATTACCCATATGGCGGTAGGCGATGGCGGCGGAACATTGCCAACGCCGGACGCAAAGCAGACTGCACTGGTAAATGAGAAACGCCGAGCTGCGCTGAATATGCTCTATATTGACCCGCAGAACAGCAGCCAGATTATTGCTGAACAGGTGATCCCTGAAAACGAGGGCGGTTGGTGGATACGTGAAGTGGGCCTGTTTGATGAGTCAGGGGCATTGATTGCCGTGGGCAACTGCCCGGAAAGCTATAAGCCGCAACTGGCTGAAGGCAGCGGGCGTACCCAGACCGTACGGATGGTGCTGATTACCAGCAGCACGGACAATATCACCCTGAAAATCGACCCTGCCGTCGTGCTGGCAACCCGCAAGTATGTGGATGATAAGGCACTGGAGCTGAAGGTGTACGTGGATGACCTGATGGCAAAACATCTTGCCGCACCGGACCCTCATTCACAGTATGCACCCAAAGAAAGTCCGACGTTTACCGGGACACCCAAAGCGCCAACGCCAGCAGCAGGGAATAACACCACGCAGATTGCGACCACCGCGTTTGTTCAGGCGGCACTGACGTCCCTGATTAATGGTGCGCCAGCCACGCTGGACACGCTGAAAGAAATTGCCGCAGCCATAAACAATGACCCGAAATTCAGTACCACCATTAACAATGCGCTGGCACTGAAAGCGCCGCTGTCGAGTCCGGCACTTACCGGAACGCCAACAGCACCTACAGCGGCACAGTCGGTCAACAATACACAGATTGCTACCACGGCATTTGTGAAATCGGCGATTGCGGCAATGGTGGGTTCTGCACCTGCGGCACTGGATACACTGAACGAACTGGCGGCGGCGCTGGGGAATGACCCGAACTTTGCCACGACAATGCTTAATGCACTGGCAGGTAAACAACCGCTGGACAATACGCTTACCAATTTGAGTGGAAAGGATGTAGCTGGTCTTCTCGCATACCTTGGTTTGGGAGAAGCCAGAT